TGTATTATATCCTCCTCCACCAATTTGTCCAGTAGTTGCTGTATCAGTTCCACCTTGATCTGAAGTATCTGTATTATAATTATTTAAAGGATCTTGTAGACATCTTATAGTATCACCTGCTGTATGAGATACACCTGTAGATCCAAAAGAACCTCTTACAACTCCATCTAATACGTTATTAGTAATACCAGTATAAGCAATTAATTCTGCTGCAATAATTACAGCATTAATAGGTGTACCGTCTGGAAAAAAATCTACACTTCCTGGTGTACGAGGACTTGCTACTTCAAATCCAGTAGAACTTGTTAATGTAATTCCAGTTGTTTGAGTAGCATCAATAGTTCCAACAAGAGTTGTTGTAATATTTGTATAAATTCCAGGAGTAATTTTATGTCCTGACGCATCACAAATTTGAGCTCCACTAATTCCATCAATTTTAGCTATATTATTAAATGCACCTGCAATTCCTGGTGGTCCTCTAAATCTAACATAACTCGCATGATTTCTTCCGTGATTATCTTCAAAAACATTTATTATAGAACTTCCTGCTGCATAAGTTGTTAATGGATTAAAACTTAAAGATCTTAATGCACTTGATGCTGGTTGTTGTGGTCTTGTAGTGGGTAAAGCTGTTGGATCAGCTGCACTTGGTTTTGGATCTAGTTGTGGTTGTTTAGATTCAAACTCAGAATAATGTACAAATAATCCATTCCATTGTGTAACCATTTCATTCCATGGAAATGCTTGACCACTAATGTCTGAAATTGCTAATGCATATTTTCCTTGTGCAAATCTTGCCATAATTAAATACTTGGATAGTAAGTCTTCGGAGTAATATAAGTACTAGCTTCCGAACCATCCGCTGCCTCCGCTCTTAATAATTCATCTTCGTATAATAATTTTAAATTTTGTGTTTTTTCAGGAGCATATTTTAAACTTAAATAATAAGCTAATCCTGCACACATACACGGCACATAGTAATATGGAACATCAGTTGCATTTGTATAATTACCGGCATCATCAATTCTAGTCATGTAATAGAATTGAACTCTGTCTCCTGCCTGACTAGAACTTGGAGTTGTGTATAAAGTAATTGTAACTCTATCAATAAATCTTTGAACCCAATATTGTGAAGGTTGACCTGTTGCTAGTTTATTAGATAAAGAAGAATAAGTTGATCGTGAAATTTTTGTTAGAGGACTATCTGATTGACTTGTAGTTCCAGCATTACTTCTGTATGACGCTTCAAAAATATCATCAACGCCAAATAACTGAGCCCCCGCACTATCTAGTAATGTAGATGTTCCATCACCACTTGAACGATACCCAATGTATTCATTAGTGCCTGCAACTAGAGTCAAGTATCCATCAGCTATTTGCCAAAGATGTATTCCTCTGTTAGCCCATTCTTGAAAAAGAATATTTAAAGATCTACGAGCAGTTTTAAGCTGGTAACCAGCAACTCCTCTTAATCCACATCTTTCATAAGCTTCTTCAATGATCTCATCAATATAAAAAGTTTTGTCAAATGTTGTAGTGCCTGAAGTAGTATTAGCCATCTACCCTCCTATCCATCAAAGAAGAATGTAGCCGAACTTAATCCTGTTACATCAGTATATGCTCCATTAGGAAATAAGATTCCATTATCAGGAATATATGGGTCAGTTTGATTTGTAACTCCTGAAGGAATTCCAAGATGTAAACCAATTGTTCCAGTAATAGACGAATCTCTTACAATTAAACCTACTGCACCTGAACCAGAATGAACATGCATTCCTCTTACTCTTGTTCTACCAGCAAAAATAGGGCCTGAAGCAGAAGCATTTGTACCTACAGATATACTAGTAGCCGTTGATGGTTTTGAAATACTTGTAACTGAAGTAAAAGTAATACTTGTATCGTTATTAGCACTTCCTCCTGGACCTGTGTGTTCGTGAGTCACAGCTTTTCCATCTTTATCTGTACCTACAATTGTAAACACAATAGCATTTGTTGTAGCGCCACCTGATGTAAATTTTAATGTAGCTGCTACATTGCCCCATTCCGCAAATCCAGCAGCTGAAGATGCTAAAGTTAAATCTGCAGTTCCTGCTACTGTTTGATTGGCCGCTACATTAGTTGTACTAGCGCTTAAAGGCTCCATGTAGAGTGCTTTTACGGCTGTTACATTACTCATAAAATTTTCTCCTGTTATTTATTCAAGCTCCCGAAGGAGCCTGAAATAATTTATTATCTTTGTTGAACAGCTTGGAAATAGTCTACGTCTATTTCGCCATTCTCTGTACCTTTAAAAGTTAACATCATAGTTGGTGCTAACGAAATATCATCAGGAACAGTTGTAGCTGCTTGTGTGCCTACAGGATTACCATTAAAATACAATTTAAATTGATTTGCAGTAACGCCTGGCTCAATTCCAGCTGGTTGATATAAGAAACCTAATCTAACAGCGTTAGTTGGAATTGTTTGAACAGTTGCAGTTTGAGTTGGGTAAGTAGCATTTTGCATTGCAAATGTAGATCCACCTGGAGTTTCTATCATGTCAAAAGATACACCTGCACCATCTTTTCTAGAATTAAAAGTGATAGTAGTTACATCTTCTAATTTTGAAAAACCAATGCAATCAGTAGGTAAAGCAGAAGCATCTGCATAACCTGCTTGAGCAAAACCAACAAACCAATTGTGATTTGTTGCATCGCTATCTGCAATACTAGTTTCAAAATACCATTGTTTAGTTGAACTGTATTGAAAGTTATCGTATCCTTGTACTCCTACATCTTCGTCTGCAGCAGAAGCAGCATCACCCATTCTTAACCATCCGTTAGCATAACTGCTTGATTCGATAAATTCTGAGTTACCTGTTCCAACAACTGCTTCATAGTTATTTACATTATAAGTATGAAAGTCATCTTGATAAGCAAATTCAGCTGGTGTTGTTGCACCTGTTATTAGAGGTTGTTTAATTCCACTAAATAGTGAATTACCATTAGCTTTTCCTCTTACGTTTGTTACTCCGTTTGAAAAGTGTGTTGTCATATAATCAGCGCCTCCTAGCGCCAGGTATTCTTACTAAGCAAAGAATAACCAATTTATGATTTAATTATCTTAGTGAGTTTTTTATATACTAGTTTTTAGTAGAGTGCAAGAGAGCCTATAATGCGGATTGGATTTTTCCAACGATGTAGCTTTTTATTAAGTAGCTACAGAAACTTGAGCGGCAGCTTCATTAATTGCATTTTCTCGGTTTGCAATTTTAGCCTCTTCGAGTTTAATATCAGTAATGACTTCTTTAATTTTGTCATCAATTCTGACCATATCCAGAGTATATCTGCCTTCTTGTTCATACTCTATTTGCCACCTCAACTCCAAGGACCTTTTTTGTTTGTACAGGTCTTTGACCATCAACAACCTCCTCATAGGTTATTCGTTTTACCCTGGGATCCATCATTTCTCCAAGATACTCCCATTTTATACTTTTTTCTCCTAGTTTGTCAACTATTGAATTTTCAATAGATTCAACATTATCTTCAGCCAGAACGTCAAATTCTGCGTGATATTGATAAGCGTTAATTTTTACTAGGAATTTTTTCATTTGCACACCTTTATATATGTAAAAGGGGCGGAATTGTGTCCGCCCCTTTAATTTAATTATTACGAACCTTCAACACCGAAGATACCTCTCCAGTCAGATACACCGAAAGAATATCTTTCTCTCGCTTTGTATCTTACGTTTCCTGTTGAAAAGTCACCTTCCATTTTAGTTTGGATAGGTAGTCTTTCAAAGTACTTCATACCGTTTGGTACATCAGTGATGATGTAGAAAGAGTCAACGTCTGTTAAATAATGGTTTACTCTGTATCCCTCAGGGATCATTCCCATATTTTTCATAGCGTTGATGTCATTGTCTGCAGTTCCAACTCTACCTTGAGATTTTAATAATCTCTCAGCGTTGAATTGGTTTTCAGAAGGAACAATCATTTTCATTCCTCTAGCTGCAATTTTTAGACCTCTTTCATCAGTCATCCCAGCGATGTCAATCATCGACTGTTCTAATGATGTTTCGTTTAAGTCAGCTTGCGTTGCTAACGTGTTAGCTACATTTCCAGCAATAGTCGGGTGAGCTGTGCTAAATAAATTAACA